CCTAACCCATAATTTATGTCATAATAGTTTGTATGGGCTTGCCTGGCGGCGATCTCATCTGGCTGGCGATCTCCCCATCCTCTTCCAAGGGTAAGCATGGGTCGAGGTCGCCAGCCGTTCTATTTTCCCTTGCAATCCAACTGCAAGCGTCGTACAGTAAATTCATGTCCACGGTAGCCGTCTCGATCATCTCCGTCTTCGCCAGTTTCATCCTGCTCATCATCGTCTTGGGGCTTGCCGCGCTGATTATTCTCCATCTCCGGGCGCAGAAGGCGAACAAGGAACTCGCCGCCTTTCTGACGCAATACAAGACGGACTTGACCGTCCTTGTCGATGGCGCGCGGTCGAGCTTCACCGGCATCCGGCAGGAGATCAAGACCTCGCAGGAGAGGCAGGATAAGCTCTTGGCGGCTGCGCTCAAGGCGCACGATGCTGGATTCCGCGATGCCATCGGCAAATTCAACCCTACAGCGCTGGAGGCGGCTTCGATCAAGATTTTCAATGCGTCCGCAACGCTGGTGAGGGTTGCCAGCACACTTCAGGCTCTCTTGGTGACGCACGAGGTTCCCGAAGGCGCGGCGGACTTGCTCCCCGAAGAGTACGCGGCTGGCGATACGATATACTCCAGCATTAGCGAGTCAGCGCGGCTCGATCAGGCTGACCAGAGGGCGCAATCGGAAGATGATGCGCCATTGTTCTCTGGGGTGGCGGCGGAATGAAGGCGACTGTCGGCACGACGTTTACGGTGGAGTCCACTTCCTGCAATCCGCATCTCTGTGGATTCATCCAATTCCGTGTGTCCGAAGAAAAACTGGAGGTCAGATGGGAAGGCGAGGAGGAATGGCAGGAGATGCCGTGGTACGAGGTGATGGTATGCCTCTCTGAACCAAACCCAGCAACCAAGATAGACCTCATCCGGCTAAAAGAAGCGGCAGAGCAAGAGGGATTCAAGTTTGGTTACGAGCAAGGGAAAGAGGCGGCGCGTAGGGAGGGTGCCCTGATCGACGGAGAGGCCGCTTTCAAACGATTCGAACTCTACGTGGAAAACAGGAAAGTACCGGCATAGGCAATGGCGACCAACACAGCACTGGCACTTTTGGAATCTCCCCCCGGCTTCATCACGAAGACGACGAAGCGGGAGCGCGAACTCTGGCTGGGGAAAAAGAAGGGCTGGACAGACGACCAGCTTGCCGTTCGATTCAAGATGACAGAGTTGGCAGTGAAAGCCGCGATTGGGCGGCACGAACTCTGGCGCGCGCAGTTCGACAACGCGGAAGTTGATCTCGAAGTAAACCGCCTGATTATCGGCCAAGCCCTGCCGCAAGCAGCCAAAGTCCTCATCGACGGCATGAAGGCGACGACGACCGAGAATGTTGGGCGCGGCAAGAACGTCATCATGCGCAAGGTGGCCGACCACGCAACCCGGTTGAAGAGTGTCGAGATGATGAAGACCCTCATGGACACGACGCGGCCAAGGGGCGGCGGAATCCAATTCAATCAGCAAATCAATGCCGCCGGGGGCCAGCAAGACGGGGCGGTGAGCGGACGTGGATTCGATTACGAGACCCGGCTGCGCCAGATACGCGAGAGCAAGGGAATTTCCAATGACGCTGGCATACCCGACGCAGATTTTGAAGACGTAGAGCAAGGCGGGATCGCCGAAGAGTTGGCGGAGATTGGCATTGAGATCCCCGAAGAGGATGACGACGACGAGGGCGACGACGAGGGTGACGAGTGAGTATTGCTCGCAAAGACCCGACGTTGAACGATGCCATCGAATACCTCGATGACCTGTACGTCCGCGCTAACAAGAACCAGAAGGTCGCCTACTCGATGCTGGACGACAGCGACAAGTCGTTTATCTACGGCGAGACTGAGCAGTGTTTATACCTGCGCTACTACCTCGAAAATTACCACTGCATCCAAGACGAAAACGGAAACTGGAAATCGTTCTATCCGTGGTTCGAGTATCAGGAGATTCTGTACGAGGCCATCGAAGAAGAGTTGGCGGAGAACGGCCAGTGCAAGATCATCGCCGTGAAGCCGCGGCAGTCGGGAATCTCGACGTGGACCGCCGGAGCCATTTTTCACCGAACCATCTTCGTTCCGAACTCCTACTCGATGATCGTCGGTCAGAACGGCGACACGTCTGAGCATCTTTACAACATGAGCATCAACGCCTACCACGCGCTCCCGTGGTGGATTCGCCCAGAGTTCCTCTACAAGACGAAGGGTGACGAGATTGTATTTCAGCGCGAGGATGACGCGGAACGATCCGTGAACCCAGGACTTGGTTCGATTCTGAAGTGCTCGAACGCGATGAAGATGAGCGGAGTTGCCATCGGTCGATCACTGCGTAATCTTCACGCGAGCGAGGCGTCGAGATGGCCTGACGATGGCATGTTCGAGGCTGACATCAAGCCGTCGATGAATGCGCGCGATACGTTTGCTGTCATCGAATCCACTGGATTCGGGCGGCAAGGATTCTTCTACGATCAATGGCGCGGCTCGGTCGAGGGAGACACGGGATACCGTGCGGTCTTCATTCCTGTCTATCGGTCGAAGAAGTATTACCTGCCGTTCAATCGCCGGAACCCGGCCAAGAACGATGCACTGCGTGACGCCTTCACGCTGCGAGACGACGAAGAAAAGTTCAACTCCCGCGTTGAGAAGGAAGAACACTTCAGCATCCCGAAAGAGTTCTGGAACTTCCATCGAATCGGTATGCTCGCCGCGAAGAGGGGACAAGCGAAAGCGGGATTCATTGAATCGTATCCGCTAACCCCGGCGCAAGCGTTCCAAGCATCCGGCATCTGCGCGTTCGACCGTGAATCCCTCGAAGAACAGGAGATGAAGTACATCTGCAAGCCGATCTTCGCGGGTGAGATTTCGCTGGCATTCGATAACAAAACTCCGAACACAGACATGATCCGCGAGGTGATGGACGACGAGATTCTGACGAAACGAAAAAGCGACAGGCCATCGGCACGGCTTCATGTCTGGGAGTTGCCAGAAGTCGGGGAGACGTACTACGTCGGAAGTGATTCAGCATTAGGAGTTTACGGAGGAGACTATAGCGTGGCCTCTGTCTTCCGTTGCGGACAGGGCTCTGCTTCGGATACGCAGGTTGCCGAATGGTGGGGCCACTGCCCTCCAGAAGAGTTCGCGCGTATCAACTGCGCTCTCGGCTACTGGTACAACGGAGCGGAGGTTGCGACCGAGTATCAAGGGCCAGGCATCTCGACCGGCGACAAACTGGTGGAACTGGATTACCCGAACCTCTACCGCGAACGGATGAAGGACCGGCCCGGCGGCGCCTACAAGCCGTATTTCCACTTCGTCACAAACATCAAGACCCGCGACGCCATCATCTCGACGATGAACGAAGCCCTGCTGCACCACAACCGCAAGGGCGATCCCGGAGTAATTCTGCGCTCCGTCGAACTTCTGGACGAGATGATCGACTTCGGATCGACCGGCGGAAGGATGGAGGGGCAGGGAAATCACGATGACTCGGTTTTCGGCCTGATGATCGCGCTCTACTGCATGAGGGAGACGACAACTCACCTCAAAGGGACGGCAAACGATCGCTCCTCATCCGAGCATGTTGGCGACATCAACGTCTATGGGGTCTACGACAACATCATGCGCCAGCGGGGGCAGTATCAGGACAGGCTGGTTGCTCTGGGCGTCATCGAAGGCAAGCCGGGGTGGACAGTGCAGCCCATCCTGATTTGCAAGGCGAACACGATGTACTCTCCGACGTATGACGACCCAAACAGCGCGGAGTTCAAACTGCGACATGCGCATGGTTTATCATCGGATGAGATCGTGCCTGCACTGGTTTCGAGCTTCAAAGCGGCCTACGATCAAGCCGCGATTGGCGGCAACAGTTCCAACGATTCAGATTGGTAAAGACGAGGAGAACACTATGTCAGACCGAGCAATGATGTACTGCCCAACCTGCCGAAATTTGGCGAACATCACCAGCAACGCTTCCCTTAAGGTCGTCGAACTGGTGCGCGACCCGGACGCCTTCCGCTGCGCAAACGGACACGTCTTCAAAGCCTACGCGGAACTCATGGCGATGGAGCCGGAACTAATCAAACTCATCCCGAAGGAGACTCCCGGACCGAACGATACGAAGGTAGAGGTCTGGGTCAACAAGGACATCTGGACTCAGTTCGCGGCCAAGTATCCGGCACAGGTCAACGCCACGGTCGAGTCGATTCTGCGGCTCTATCTGGTCGGCGAGCCAGTCATCATCGACGGCGGACAGGCGGCGCATCTGCGGAAACTCGGGGTCAAGAACGGCTCGGAGATGGTCGCTGCGCTCGAAGTTGCGAAGACCCTCGAAGCGCAGTTGCAGACGGCGGAAGAGAAGATTTCTCTCATGCAGTCCCTCTTCCAAGGGGCAGGCGTTCAGGCTCCGGTATGAAAAACATAATGCTCCCCTTTATCGCCATCGTGTTTGGATTTGCGTTGTATTTCTGCCTTCACTAGAAATTCTCTCGCGCTAACTCCCCACTCCGCAGCCATTTCGCGGTAGGATGAAATCGACTATGGCCGCTGCGGAACTACTCAACGAAACGCCGGAACAACGCCTCGAACATGAGGTGCTGGAATGGACTGAATCAGTCTACGACGAGGCGGAGCGCGAGCTTTCGGACTCGAAGGAACTCAAACTTACCGGCAAACTGATCGACTACATAGAGGGGCGCCAGTGGAGTCCGCAGGCTCGGTTTGGTCGCTCTCGCCCGGTCGAGAACCGCTTCGTTCGCCAGTTCATCGAGATGGTGGGGCAGTTGACCGACATCCTGCCGGACTTCAAAGTCACGTTCCACGACCACCCCGAAGGATTCTCGGAACTCGAAAGCCTGCTGAACCAGTACATCAGCCTTTGGGCAGAGAACACCGACTTCGAGGGAGACCTCAGCCAGACCGTAATCTACGGGCTGTTGCACACCGGCTACGGGAAAGTCCAGTGGAACCCCGCGCTCGCCAACGGCTACGGCGACAACGAGTACATTCCAATCTCACCGGTCAACCTGATGGAAGTAGGCACCGACAACAAGCTCAAAGAGGCGGAGTGCGTCATCTACCGCGTCCCTGTAACCCTTCAGTACCTCAAGCGGAGGTATGGTAGTATTGCGGATTTCATCAAGCCCGATTCTAATATGCAGAACCAGCCGGCACAGATGATGCGTCCGGCGAAAATGTCGGCATCGCAGTGGTCTAAGCTCCCGAAGTCCCTCCAGAACATGCTCGGCCAGAAGAAAGACGGCATGATCGGCACGAAGTACCCCATCGCGTTGATGAAGGAGTTCTGGTTCAAGGACGATTCACAGAACGAGTCGAGCACGAGTTTCCGCGTCGGGCCGGAGAATGCGAACTGGAGCTACATCGTCGAGCCTGGAATGCCGATCTATCCGCGTGGCCGTCTCGTCGTATCGGCGGGAAGAAAGATTCTTGCGGACAGTTGCAATCCCTACTGGCACGGAAATCATCCGTTTGCGAAGTATCGACCATACCGGATGCCGTGGAGTTCCAAAGGATTGTCGGCACTTGAACCGATGGCAGCAATTCAGAACATCCTGAACCGCATCAACGGCGGCGTGATGGATACCGTCAATGCCGCGATCGAGCCGACGCTTATTGCACCGAAGGCCGCGTTCTCTGACCAGTCGTGGGATTCGATGGACCCCGGCGCGCCCGGTGGAAAGCTGCGGTACAACAACAACACGCCGAAGATTCCTGAGTTTCGCAAGCCGCCTGAGCTTGCTTCGTACGTTCTCGCCGTCAAACAGGGACTCGAAAAAGAGCAGGACATGTCCTCCGGCTCTGCGGCGATGAACCAGTCATTGCAGAAGAAGCAGGTCCCGAGCGGCGATTCGCTCGACATGATTCTCAACAGCAAGTCCGTCAACATTCGCTTGATGGGGAAGAATCTCAAGAGCTATCTCACGGAAGTTGGCGCGATGACCGCAGCGAACATTATGCAGTTCTCGCCGGTAAAGCGCAGAGCGCAACTATTCGGCGGAACAGGGATTCTGGATTCGGATTTCACAAAGTCGTATGGCGAGATGAAACCGGCGGGAATGGAGCCGGAAGAGTTCGTGCGTTCGATGAGCTTCAGTATTCGCAAACTCAACATGGCCGCAGAGCGAAGCGAGGATTTGACGATCGCTTTCGGACTTAGAAAAAATAAGGACATCAGCCGGACGCGACTGTTGTTGAAGCTCGATCCGAATTTCGACATCAAGCAGAACGAGCAGGAATTGCTTGCGGAAGCCATGCAGGCAGCGGGCGTTCAAGGACTCATCGGCGCGGCGGGCGGCGGACATCATGGCGGTAAGAAATAGCCGTTGATGCTTGCAGTGTGCGCCAATCCAGCGTTTTCAAGCCTAAAAAATAATTTCAAAATAATCGCTTCTCAGCGTGTGTGAGGCATTGCGTTTTGTTTTCCGTTGTAGCAACGTAAGAGGCGAGGCAGAAACAATCCGCCTGAAAGTCAGTGCAGGCTGACTCAAATCAAACCGTGATTCGATGGGGAAACCCAAAGGAGAAACAATGGCACGCAAGATCGTAAAGCGCAGCAAGAAGGAACGTAAGGCGAAGCGTCACAGCAAGCGCGGCTAAGTTCGCGCTGCTCCTCAACCAATCCGGGGGCCGGAGTAATCCGGCTCCCACAACACGAGAGAGGCAAATTCTCATGGCAACGAAATCCAAGCCTGGCCAGAGCTACACCGAAGAGTCCTTCGGCCATCGCATTCCGCAGGTCGCATTGTCGAAGGGTGGCATTGAAATCTTCGGCGACACCGTTCACGACGGCAAGCTCGGCGGCAAGCCCACGAGCGTAAACACCAAGACCGGCTACCCCGGCAACCAGAAGGCATAATGCCAGAGCCAGCCGCAGCCCCTCCGAATCCGTACTCGAACATGGCGTCTATGCCCGGCCCCATGCCTCCGCCCAAGAAAGACGCGGACGTTGAGGAGTTGATGAAAGGCTTCCATGGGATTTTCAAAGCCCTGAAGAAGATGGAAGCCATGAATCCAGCCCTGGCCGAGAAACTCACCGTGGCGAAGAAGGCTATGAAGGATGCAGTCGCCAACGTTCTGAAGGGCGATCCTTCGACGCTGGACGACGACAAAGACGCAACACCTCCACCTGTACCACCCCCTGCTGACGCATCATCGAACACCGCGACACCACCCCCTGACGTGGCGACGACGGGATCAAACACCGCAGATTAACCAAGACGAGGAGAGTGAATTATGGCAGACCTATTGACCGATCTCGAAGGGTTCCTGGGCAAAGAAGCAGCCGACAAGCTGCGCGCCACCCCCGATGCTGTGACGCGCCTTAGCCGCGCCAGCGAGATTATGAGCTTCTACGACGGCGACACCGAGACCCCTCCCACTGCGCCGCGTGTGCGCGAGGCGCCTCCCACTGTTCGTTCGGCCACTGGAGCCGGAGATGAGACCTTGGCGCAGATCATGGCGCGGCTTGACGGACTTGGAAACATCGACGAGAAGATCAAGGAAGGCGTCAACAAAATTGTCGAAGCCCGTGGCGCGGAACTCCGCAGCGGAGCAGTCGCCGACTCCATCAGGATCGTCCGAGACCTTACCCGTCTCGATGCGCGTAACCGCGCAGACTTCGGCGAGGACATGGATGACGCGAAGCTCCAGGCGCACATTGACTCCGCCACTGCTATCGGTCGCCCCTTCCGTACCGTCACCGACGCCTACGAAGACATGACGCGGCAGGCGCGGATCGACAAGCAGGTTGCCGCAGGAATTGAGTCCGGCGTCCGCGAGAAGCTCAAGGATCGCGCATCCGGTGCTGTCCCAGGAGTTACGCCGACAGCGGCAAGCCCGATGCTGACCATGCTGCACAAGAGGCCGAACGGGTCAACCGATTCAGGAACACATTTGGACAAGGCTGCGCGCGCTCTTGAGGAACGTCTCGAATCGCGCGGAGAGCACGTAGCATAACGATTTTTAACGGAGGCAATTCCAGTGGCTCTTACATACAACGACATCAGCGCGATCACCACGAATCACATCATCCCGGAGATCGTGGACGAATACTACAAAGTCTCCCCGGTATTCACTCTGATCTTCAAGAGTGAGGGCCAGAAGTCGTTCCCTGGCGGTCTCCAGATCCAGCAGCCGATCCAGTACGCGCCGCTGAAGGCCGGCGCCTTTGCGCCGGGCGGCACATTCGACATCAGCTACGTCCAGACGGACACGGCTATGATGTTCAACGTGAAGTTCTACTACGCCAACGTCACCATTCGCGCCACCGACCTCGCGCTGAACCGCGGTGCCGACGCCAAGATGTCCTACGTCGAAGAGAAGATGGTTAACGGTTCGCAGGCGCTCGTGCAGGCTTTGGCTACCGACTTCTTCGCCGACGGTCAGGGCGTAGTGTCTTCGCAGATCGCGCTCGACGGAATCCTCGCCGGGTACGACGACGGAACCAACTACCCGTCGTACGGCAACATCGCGCGCGCGGCCATCGGTTCCGGCGCGAACACCGGCATCAACGGCTACTACCAGAACGTAGCCGGCCCGCTGTCGCTGACCGGGCTCCAGAAGGCGTATGGACAGGCCACCTTCGGCAATCACCAGCCGAATCTGCTTGCGACCACGCAGAGCATCTACAATCAGATTTTCAACAAACTGACCCCGATGCAGCGCGTCGCCGATGCCACCCCGGATCTGGTTAGCTACGGCTACGAGGCCATCCGGTACAACAACCGGCGTCTCGTGGTTGACCAGTATTGCCCGGCAGGATACCTGTTCGGCATGAATACGGGCTTCCTCAACGCATGGGTCTCCGACCACGAACTCTTCGGCTTCGGCTGGACCGGGTTCAAGGAACTGCCGAACTCGCTCGACGCGGCTTCGCAGTGCATCTTCGGCGGCAACATCGTTGTGAGCGCACCTCGCTTGGGCTTTGTGTTGGCCGGAATAACTGGCTGATCGTAGTCGGCTGCTTGGCAAGGTTTTGATTTTCGTACCACAGGAGAAGCATCATGGCTTTCGGAATCGACTACCCGGACTTTGGCGCAACCAATCCGCTCACCGCTGGAACCACCGTTTACACGGCGGTTGACACGTACAACACGGCACTGGAGAACAACGGCGCGAACCAGCCGCTTGGCAGCATCTACCAGGCTCCGCTGAGTCTCGGAGTAGTTGGGGCCGCGACCAAGGGGATCGGCCAGAACAACTACTTCAAGTACGTTCGCTATAACCCGACCGTCAGCCAGAACTTCCTGACCGGGCCGCAGCTTGTGTACTGGAAGGACAACACCTTCACGACCGTCACCGGACTGGCGTCCGAAGCCCTGAGCATCAACCTGATTGCCGGCTGGCTGCTGTTCAACACGACCACGACCCCACTGGCGAGCGGGCAGACTGCGGCGCAGCAGGCCGCTCTGGTCAATGGCAACTTCGTCTGGATTCAGGTGGGCGGATACTTGCCTGGAGCGTATGTCACGACCGGAACCGCAGCTGGCGGAGTAATCATCGGTGCATCCAGCACCTTTGGAGCCAACGCGTACATTGCCCCCGGATCGAACATCACGAACGAGGTCGCCGGTATCTTGGTTGCGGCAGCGTCATCGAACCTGGCCGATCTGTACGTCCCGCTCATCGTCTGATCGTGGAGAACGACCGGCTGCGCTGAACCTGTTTGAGGAGAACTCGCAATGGCATTGACAATCACGAAAATCCCGGACATCCGGTACTTCCTCGGAGAGTCGGGTATTATGAACGGATTCACGTTCAAGCCGTCCGTGTCCGACTACGTTACGGGCGGATATCCAATCACTGCGGCTCAAGTCGAACTCAGCTACCTCGTGGGCGCGATGCTCCTCGGAACCAACTCTGCGGGCGCAACCTACCTCGCGCAGTTCGTCGAGCCAACGGCTCTCTTTGGGACGACTCCTGCGGTTGGAACGCAGTTGAACCTGAAGGTGGTGGACTCGACCAGCGGCGGTGGAGCATTCACAGAGGTTGCCGCCTCGACCGATCTGAGCGGATGCTCCTGGGCAGCCCTCGTACTCGGGTGGTGACGGCTCGTAGTTCTAAGAAGGGAGGGGGCAGTCGCCCTCTCCCTCTTGTTATCTGAGAGGGTGAATGCCGATTGTTCCGAGTCCGGGCGTTGTGATACCACAGCAAGTTCTTCCTGATGGGTCGAACCCCGCGGTCAATCAGATGAATACTGGGCAGGCGATCGGACAAGTTCAGTTCTGGAATCCCGATCTCTCCCAACCTAAAATACTCGGTCTTCTCAACAACTCACTCCGTCGAACGGTAGACCGTAAAACCTGGGCGAGCCTCTTCGTCAAAGGGCAAGTGATCGCACCACAAGCCACCACAAAGGGGCAGGCGACGACTACCCTTGGGTCGCCTATCGTAGTCGGCACGGGCACCGTCTGGACGCAGGCTCTCGTTGGTCAACAGTTCAGAATTGGCTACAATTGCCCCATCTACTCGATTGTGGCCGTGGATGACACAGCAACGCCGCAGACGTTGACACTCGAATTGCCTTGGGGCAGCCCTTCGGTTACATCGGGGTATTTCATTGTTCAGTATTATTTCAACTTCGGGCCTAACGTCAAATACTTGAAGACCATGATTAACACCCAACTTGGTTACAAGTTTGATCTGCACTGGACGCAAGACGGACTCAACACCCTGGACGCCTGGAGATCCAACCAGAACTTCCCCTATATATCCGCAGGGATGCCTCTTGCGCAGGACGGTTCGTATCTCCAAGAGCTTTATCCCGCTTCGTGGATTCAGCAAGCGTTTCCGTTCCAAGCATATATCCAACCATTCAACTTGGTAAACGACTCTGATCCCTTCCCTCCGTATTTTCGCGCAGATGTAATTATTAAAGACGTAATTGCAGACGCGCTAGTCATCGGAGGCCCCAAGAATAATAGGTACTACGATCCAGCCGAGTCGAGGATTAAGCGCCAAGATTACGAGGGAGAAATCCTTCGCATGGCCAACGCCGACGAAAATCTCTATCGTACTGAAGTCACAAAGATGGGAGAGGATATGCCATACTACCAGAGTGGAGGCGCACTGTTCAATGCGACCCATCTTTGCGCGGCTGGAGGAAGTGGAGGAGGATACGAGTTATGAGTCAAGCCTGTGGTAGTTGTGGAGTCCCGGTTTTTCGTACACGCTTCAGCGCGGGGAAGTGGCTGGGCGTGGACTGCGGCTGCTCGCGGGATACTGTTATCGCTGACCCCGACAACCCGTTCCACAACGATGGGTCGCTCACCTTGGAGCATATCTACGACGAGCGCGGCGAGAAAGTTCGCGTGACCAGTAGGCGGCAACTGGAAGAGGCAGAGAGCCGGTTCCACTTCAACCACATCCCGACGAACATGGATCGGGCGAACTGGGACAGGCCGAAGCAGCAGCAGGCATACACGGTGGGAGATCGCTACCAGAGAAAATTTTCGGGGGTACAGCAATGAGCACTGACGGTTTAGGAACCTTTCGGCAGGTGGAGCGCGGCGACCACAAAATCAGCGTCAACTCGAAGTCGATGAATCAGGGCAGGTTCATTGACCAGTCGCGCTTGGCGAAGCGGTACACGGAGGAGTACGTTCCTTCGATCGTCCCCGGCAAGTATGGGCAGTATGTCCCGAAGGTGGAGATCGCTTCGCCGGAGGATAACGCGCGCCTGTCCTGCGACGCGATGAAGCACAAGTCGAGCTTTGTTGACGAGAGTGTTCCGGCGAACGAGAACAGGGGTAATTGCTGTGTGCCGTCGTACTATGGTGGCGATGGGCCACTGACGCGGCGAAGAGGGGATGACTGAGAGGAAGCCATGAAAAAAGTTTGCTTACTGCTTTCAATTCTCGCGTTGACGCTGACGGTTGGGGCGCAGAAGCCTGTGCCAATGGCCGCTTACTTATCTCTGTCGGCTGGCACATGGAACCCGTGGACTTCTTCTGGAGGTTTTGGATCTCTTTCTTTTACTCCACCCGCGATAGGACTATACTGCCAAGCGACATCAGGAGGACCGTGGCAGCCATGCAATCCGGGAAGTGGCAGTGGTGGCAACGCGACCTCGCTTCAGGGCAATCCCGTCTCTGCGACCGCGCCGACACCGGGGCAGGTATACGTTGAGAACCCCAGCAAGGTACTAACTCCGGAAACTATTACGGGGACGTTCAACTGGCCGTACCAACCACTAGCAGACTATGACACGCGCAACGTGGTTGGTACGACATTGATAGACAGTAGCGGAAATGGATATGACGGTACGCTCGGCGGTGGCAGTGCAACACTTCCTACGGTAACTCCGCAGGGATTGAGTTTCAATACCAACCTAACTACCGGAGTCTATGACAACACACGAGGAGACGGAGTGTTATTGCCGTCTGCAGTCAATGCAGCACAGTCGTTTGCGTTTAGTTTTTATGACAACATTCCTCCGACTATTTCTGGAGGAATAGCATTCCCAGCCTTCGGGACATTTCTGACGAGTTCGAATGTTGGGAGTGGATTTAATATCCTAAATTGGTTGCACCCTGTTGGAGGTGGGTCTGCCTCTGGGTCGTTTGGCATAGGAATCTATGCCAATAATGCTAATGGGACGCAAGGCGTTAATTCAACTAGCGGATTTCACACAGCGATTGTAACTATTGGATCGGGTGTTGGAACCGGGCTGACCCATATTTACATTGACGGCCAAGAAACAGGATACACAAACCAGACAACGGATGGAGGTTATGCACCAGCGGGAGGTAATTTTTATCTAGGCTCAGTAAATTCGGGGGTTTTTGCAAACAACAGCCTGTTTGGGATGTTGCCGAGAGCTACCTTGTTTTCTCAGCAGCTTACGCCTAGCCAAGCTCAGGCGGTTGATAGCATACTTCGGTCCGACGCCCTTGCGCGAGGTATACAGATTTCCCCAATTAACATTCGTCAGGCAGTCCCAACGATTAATTGTGTTGGTGATTCGATAACCTATGGTCTTGGCGTAACCACTCCCTACTGCACATCCTTTTCGCTGGACGCCGGACAGCCAGTATACACTACTCGAATACTTGGCGTAGTCGGAATAACACTTTGGCAGATAGCTGCGATGGAGCCAGATCGCATGGCTACTTACTGCAAAGGGGATTACGGTCCAGTTTGGTTGATATTGGATGCCGCCACTAACGATCTATACTATGGATCTTACGGGACCATTGCCAACATCCAATCCAACATGGCGGGGGTTATATCTAAGTATACGAATGCCGGATGCAAAGTTTTAGTCGCAGACATGATTTCGCGAACTGGGAATAGTAATGCAACAGGGAACCCTACGATGGATAGCCTTAAAAATAGTTGGGATGCTATCGTAGCGGATAACTGGAAAGCATGGGGGGCTGCGGGGGAAGTTGTATTTTCATCTAACCCGTTGTTAGGTGCCGATGGCGCATATTCTGGCTCAGATTTTCTGTCTGACGGCACGCATCCCAATCAGACCGGTCAGAATGCAATGAATGCTGAGGCTGTTGCAGAGATGAATTACTTGGGTGGCCAGAACGCAGGAAATCCGAACCTAATAACTGCAACAACTGCAACGCTGCTCAATAGCCAAGTATTCAATTTGGTCACTCCTGCCACCAACACGGCGATCACCATGCCGACATGCTATGGGCTACAGGGTGGAGCGACTTATACAATCAACGTCACCAACAGCAACGCTGTAACAGTAGTCGAAGGTGTGAGCGGGCAAACGATTAACGGATCGGCCAGTGCTGTGACTCTTCCGACTGGGCCGCACGTCACAAATCTTATCGTCACACAGCTATCAAAGACCACGGCAGGGTGCATCTGGAGCTTCTAATCTCACGCATACACGGAGAATTAGCGGCATGACAGCGCGTAGGGTTCACTAGGATAGGAGAAAGCATGAAGAGACTCATCGGACCACTGCTGCTTCTGCTTGCTGCACAGACTTTTGCGCAACAACAGATTAACCCGGCCACGCAGATCAAGTGGCCCGCCATCACTGGTGCTGGGCTTCCTACTTCAATCCCAGTGGCCTGCACAACAGCCAACTATGGGCAACCGTACTTGAATACGGCATCGACTCCGAACACATCTTACGTCTGCAGCGTCAGCGGGTGGATTCTGGGGGTCCCCACCGATTTGGTAAAGACCGACCCAATGGCAACGCAGACGATAACGCAGCCGGTGAATACTAGCCTGAATGTGATTACGAGTGGTACGGGATCGTTGAAGAGTAATGGTTCTCCGGTGCTGACTACTGTTAACGGTTCAATCAATCTTTGTTTATTCTCAGGTTGAATACTATTCGGGAGCAGCTCCAGCGGGGCTGTATCCCGCAACACAGAATGTCTTTCACATGGTGACGAACGATTGGAGAACATCTTCCATTGTGCCGGATCAGGTTACTACCTTTTTCCCGTCCACCACCGGTATAACCGGTGAATTGGAAAGCATTTACTTTGTCTCCTCAGCAGCGGGAGCTATTTATGGGGCTACCAACTGGCTTGAATTAGCTCCTGTAATTGCATTCGACGGGAATACCTTTACCTATCGTGGGTGTGAGGATTTCTTTGGCACTCAATTCTACGGGCAGAACGGACTAACGCGTGGCGATGAGTGTGGGCAGGCAATTGCTTTTCAGGGCCAGAATCTTGGCACATCCGACGCAGTAACTTATTGGACCGGGTACCGATATTTCAAGGAAGCACCGCTGCGCTTCAATTCCAGCCTTTTGATTAACTGGCAGAATGTTGACACTGCCTACGGCAATCCGGCAACCCAGGTCGGTTCGTGTGTCGTGTACTACACGGAGAGTTAGTTATTGAAAGTGTTGAGGTGCGTTTGGAGTTTCTAACACTGACCGGAACATTTCGACCAAAGATTGCGAGCTAATATGAAGAGAATTTTAGGGTTTTTTCTTATGATGTCCGGCGTGATGCAGGGACAGATTCCCGCGCCTCAGATCAATCTAAGCGGCAACATTGGGTGCCAAGGGTTCCCCTGTATCAACAGTGTCACATTAATCATGACTACGGACGCAAATCGCACCATGACAGCACTTGAGACGAGTGCGATGTACATCAAGGTAACCAGCTCTGTTGCCTTGACTGATACACGAAACCTGATTGCGCCGGCTGGAAGATTCAACTTCACCATCGAGAATGCTACTACGGGTGGGCAAGCAATCCAGATCATCGGCGTAAGCGGAACTGGTATCACTATTCCCAACGGCAATACTGCAAGCGTATGGAACGATGGGACAAATTTAGTTGGTACTAACACGCTCACGTCGGTCACGGGCACAGCCCCGGTGGATTGCACGACGAGCGGATCGAGCGTGAATTGCGCGATGGCTCAGGCAACCTCATCGGTGGATGGCTATCTATCGCAAATTGACTGGACGACGTTCAATAATAAGCAGCCCGCTGGTACCTACCTCACGCCATCTAGTACTGTATTCAATAGTGTAAACTACCCATCT